AAGGAACTGGATAAGTATCTTTATTATTCGCTCCAGGATCATTACTGGTCGGAACAATATATGGAATTGTCAGACGAGCTGATGTCCTTGCTCTTTCAAGGTGATAATTTCTATCACTCTCTCCGGCTCTATAGCGTTGTTCAGCAGTTGGCATAATTTACACCGAGTAATTGGTTCCAGCACCAGACCCTGATCGGCCTCCACCTAAGCGCAAGCCAGCAGTTGTGCTACGTGGTCTAGGGGTTCTGCCTTTCTTCTTAGAGGTCTGAGCAGTAGGAGCTTTATTAGATTTTTGAGCCAGGATTCTTAACGAATTAGTGACTGCATTACCACGAGCACGAGCCTCGCTAATCCTTGTTTCTTGATCAGCTTGTAAACCAGCAACTAACTCTCCTTGAGCATCACGTTGTTCAACAAGTCTTAATTCCTGTGCTTTTAACGTGGCTTGTTGTTGTGCAACAACCGCCTCTCTTTCTCTAGCAAGACGATCTAATTCAGCTTGCTTTTCTTTAGCCATCCGATCAGCTTCAGCTTGCTTCTTCTTATATTCTTCTTTCGCTTTTTTCTCTTTAGCAGTAATACCAGAAACATCTTTTACTGTATTCTCAACCTTCTCAGCCGTGTAATCAACAGCATCATCAACAGCACTAATCACAGGAGTAACAGCCTTGTTCACCGTTTTCGTCACAGTCTTAACTGTGTCACTAACAAAATTAACAACACTTTTAGGGCACATAATTAAACTCCGTAGTTAGTACCAGCACCTGCAGAAGCAACAAGACCAGCCCTATTAATTTTTAAATTGGACTGAGGTTTCTTCTTTTTAGTAACTGCTGCAGTTGTTTGGGCTCCTTCAGGAGTTCCTTCACTCATCTGAGCAGAGGCTGCATAAGCACCTGTTTGTTGTGCAGCGATGGCAGCATTAGCAGCAGCAGATTCTTTTTCAAGCCTGTCTTGTAGAGCTGCAGTTTCAGTATTTGCAGCATCAATTTGAGCTTGAAGTTGAGTATCAAAATCAGATTGTTGCTGAGTAATACGAGCTTCATACTCATCTAATGCAGCCTGATTTTTAGCAAGATCATCATCACTTGGACCTTGATAAATAATGTTTGGCGTTTTAACGCCACCACCGAAGCACATGATTAAACCTCCTAAGTTGTTTTGCTAAGGGTTAGTTGAGTACCAGAGCCTTTACTGCGTTTTGTGGCAGTTGCCCTGCCAATTCGTAAACCAGATTTACCTTTTCCTCTTAACCCCCTAGCTTTTGCACCAATAACAGGAGCTTGAGCATGTTTTTCTGGAGGAGGTGGCCCAATAACTTGTGCTAAACGCATTGCCTGGGCATTGGTGTTTTCAGCTAATTGCTTCTGAACACTCGTCAATTCATCTAACGTGGACTGTTTTTGCCTAAGCGCAGTATTTAGTTGCTGTTGAACAAGCTTGGTATTGCCTTCCATTGACCTTTCAATTGCATCTTTTTGCAATTGGAATTGTTTGTCATAGGCGTTGTAATCAGGTTTTGTAATAGTTGCAGCACTACCACCTCCTCCAAAACACATCAGATCACCTCCATAGACAAAACATCTTCTTGTTGTTCTTCGTATTTGCTACGAAGCCAACGAACAACAGAAGCTTGACCAGCTTTAAACCAAACTTCATCTCCCGACTGACCTAAATCAGGACATTGATCAGGAAATTGTTCCGCGAGTGCAATCACGAGTCGTTCGTCGATAGATGGGAAATAAACCACTCTCCAAGGCTGTAGACCTTTATAGCCTACCGATATTATGAGTTATAGCCCATACTAATAGTATTATTCAACGACCTCGTAAATGAGTGATTTAAATTCAAAACTTGCAGAAATGCACGAAGAAGTCATCGAACAAGTATTAGATGACTTACGAAATGGTGATCGCAAGGCAAGACAAGAAGCAATGACATTGTTAAAACAAAACAATGTAACTGCTGTTGCTACCAGTAGCAGCTCACTTGGAAAACTTGCTAAAAAATTGGACTTTTCAAGTATGGATGAAAAAGTTATCCCTTTGAAACGCCCACCTGGAGCCTCTTCACACCGCCATGAACCTTCCCCCTAGATTTACGACCACCCCAACCCATAGCAATTGAATCAATAGATCCAACTGTTTCATCCATCCAGGCTTCTAATTCATCTTCAAATAATTGATCAGCACGAGATTGTCTAGCTTTTTCTTGATCTTGCGCTGCAGAATCAACAAAGAAACCACAAGCAATTGCTAATGCGTCGAGTCTGTCATCGTGAGACAAACAACCTCTTTCTGCTGTCAACCTTGAAGCTTGGAAAAATAAAGACCGAGCGTATCCATGTTCAGGATCTTCATCAGTCAAACGATAATCTTGCTTGATGACGCGACTATTAATAATAAGACGATGCTGCTGAATTAATGGACCAAGGGTGTCACATAACCGTTGCTCTTTTCGAATATTGTGTCTAACTTCTTCAATAGTGACGGGATGTTCCCGTATTAAATGAGGCTTCAGTAAAGCAGTAAACATCCCGTCACCCATATTGCTTTCAGCGACTACATAATTCACATCCCATTTCTTTGCTGTCTTAGCGAGATATTGCAGAACTTCATCTGCATAACCAAGAGTTGAACCACCTGATTCAAGTAAAAACATATTTCCGTTTAACTCTGCTACAACAGCCCAAGCCAATTCATCAGCACCACGACCAGCAGGGTCAATAGCTAAGACACACCGCCAAGTATCAGATTTCGGAATCCAACCATTTTGAAAAATAGGACGGTGGTAATAACGATCAGCACCAAGTCCGACACAAACCAATTCTTGCAATCTGACATCAGGCTGATTAGACCAAACACATGTTTCAGGTAGGGCTGTTCCATCTAAATCAACAACCATCAAATCACCAAGACGAATTGGGAATTTATCTAAGGTTGCCAATCTCGTATTCAGCATGAACTGAAGTTCAAAACTGGCTTTGGTCATTGATGCTTGTCTCTGGAGAATATCCTCATGTCCAAATCTCTCTGGGTCCGTCGGTTGTTTCACGAGGCTGCTGTTCGCGATGACCTCCTCTTCAATCGTCGGATCGAGGTTGCCCTCGTAGCAATCAAGCTCGTCGGGATACAACGCAGGCCAGTATCTAGCCGAATAGTTCCTTTCTCTTACAAGCCTTAAATATATACTTGTCTCTGTATGTGGGGTTCCTAAATAAAGAATTTTACGGGGTAAAACCTGGCCCTCCTCTGGCTTTATGATACTTTGTATTTCTTCAACAGCGTGTGCAACTCTATCTTGTTTTAACTGAGTAATTACATTAGCAAGAGTTTCTACATCATCAAGAATTGCACAAGTACATCTTTGTCCAGTTGTCTGTCCCATAATTCCCATCGAACGAACAGACGGAGACTGTTCCACCTGGGCGGGGCCCACATCAAAAGCTACATTAGAAAATCTATTTTCCGTCCCAGGCATAAGACACTGGAGAATATCTATTTCACCAATACAACGCAGCATAAAAGACGAGAAATCAGTTGATTTCACTGCAGTAGCAGAGACAATTAAAATCTTTTCATCAGGATCAACTCTTAATCTCCACAACGCATAAAAAGACGCAAGAATACTCTTCCCTAATCCCCTGAATGCAACAGTCAGACTCCTATCTGGCCCTTCTTGCATCCATTTACACACAGAAATCTGCTGCTTTGTTGGAGCATCTGCTAACCCCAACTCTCGCAACAGATAACAAGTGAAATTTGGAAAACTATCTCTTAATTGCGGAGGTAATGGTTCCCAAAGTTCCTTCATTCTTCTTCTTCTTTCTCCTCTTCTACGACTGGAGCATCCTGGACATAATAATTAGCAGGCTTAACTGCTTTTAATGTCTCGTCTTTAACGACACATGATCCAACAAGACCTAATTCAAGTCTTTGATTGTTTGTCAGATAAGGCATAGTTCCCCATAAAACTATTTCCATTCTATAGACAAAGACAACAAAACCCCCGACTTATTCAATTGGGGGTTCTGTGTGCTATCGCCACCAGAGCAGAGGCTGATTTAACCGCTTGATAGTGGGGGCTTATTGAGATTGCGGCTACGAAATACGCATACCTGGGAAATCCAGGACTAGCTAATAAATGGTTTCCGCAACAAAATCAATATAAACTGTCTTTTCTAATTTTTCAAGTAATAGCGACAAAACCCTCAATTAAGAGGGCCTCATCTAACCCACGCCGACCACGACCAAGCGGCTAGCTCCAGGGCTACTTTAATTCTAACCTCCTATTTACTTTTTACTTCCCTTCTTTGGTGGTCTGCCTACCTTACTTCCATAAGTTCCCTTACCTTTTGGCATAGCTAATTCCCCTAAATAACTACTCTTTAATCCTACCTATATCCTCTCGCTTTCTCATCCTCTTCTCTCCTCTTCCTCAAATATTCACTAAACCCTTCTCTATCTGTCCTTAACCCATCAACTAATCCAAACTTCGCTCGATACTCCCTCATGCAATCTCCATATATCTTCCTCTCACTCCTACTAAAATCCCTAGCAACCTCTCCTCCCAACGGATCTCTATCCTTAGACATCCCCTCCTTCATCCATTTCATCTGATAAGTAGGCTTCCTACTCATAATTATTAACCTTGGTCGTGGTCCTTAACCATACACCCCCGATAAATAAACTCAATATAAACACACAATATGTTTCACTATGTAAATATGGAACATTGACTTTCATTCCGATTGCCTATAAAAACAGACGGCAGGGTTTTTAACAACACGCGACACATATAACCACAAATCCGTTACCTCGATATATAACAACACCCTAACTATACCCACACAAATTCCCAAAATGGGTCCCGCGATTAGGTGGGTATATATCTATAACGTTACGGCAGCTTCCCCCTTGGCCCCTTCAGAAATTCGAAAATACTATATATTCCAGGAAAAAAACAAATACTTTGCAAGTGGGGGGCCCTGATCCATTGGCAACACCTGATTCAATCGAATTAATAATTCGATCAATTAGTTTGCAGGGCTCGGAGGGCCTGGCATCACTGACGTTTAACGATGCGCCCGCCGGAGGTCTGTTGCAATTGTCCCTAAATTATCTGCAGGGGTGCAGAAGTCCTGTTAGAATGGGTTGAGCTCTTCGGAGCTACCACGACCAATAGCACCTAGACAACATGCGGCAGTTTGCTTTTCACCATGACTCTGGACATGGATGGTTACAAGTTCCTGAGCGTCTTTTAAAAGAACTAGGCATTGAACATTTTATTTCAAGGTTTAGTTATAAGAAAGACGATCAGGTATGGCTTGAAGAGGATATGGACGCAAGCTTATTTATTGAGGCTTTTAAATCTGAGAAGGGAGAGATGCCAGATTGGCATGATTACTTTGAAGAGGGAGAGTCAAGGATAAGAAAGTTTGATGCATATCCTGCCAACTATGACCGAGATTTTGGAGAAGTAATGAGAAAGATAAGCGAATTAAAAAAGAAACCTTTTCATCCTGTTGAAAGTCCTATCAACCCTAATCATTCATTTATGGCAAGGGAAGAGGTAAGAACACCTGTTGAAAAGCTTCCTAAAAGTTATTTCGTTTACTAGATCTCAACCTGGAGCCCTTCGGGGCTCCATGCTGAGTTCTCTCAGCATTACCACGACCAAAGGTTTTGACTATGGAAAAGTTAATTGAGGATGTACGAGAGTACGTCTTAGATCAACTAAATGATGAGGTAGGACTGGAAGATTACGGTTGTGATTTGCACCATAATCTTTTGAATATGGACTATTTCATTGTTGGGACATATAAGGCTAAACAATGGCTAGGAGATAACACCTTTGATGCCATTGAAAAGATCCGAGAGTATGAGCAAGACAATTTTGGCGAGGTCAACACTAAATTTGATAGTCCTGAATCTGTGGCAAATATGCTCGCTTATGTATTAGGCGAGGAAATTTTACAGAGATCAGATCATTTGAATAAATATTGTTGGGATCGTCTTTTGAATGTTCATAGTTTAAAGATCATAGCCAGCCAAATCTGATGACATCCTGGAGCCCTTAGGGTTTCCATGATGTTCTCATTATTGAGGCATCTTTACCACGACCAAAGGTGTTTTAAATGAACTTTGAAGTTATTAAAGAACAATTGCCGAGCCCCTGGGCTTCATATTTAGTCAACGGGGTAGATGATTCTTTAGAAGAGGGAGAAGAGAAAGAGATAGCCGAAACATTGGAACATTTAGACCTGAAAGGTGCTGAGTGTATAGATGTTTTAGACGATGCTCATTTTCATAAACCCTGGAGATTGAATTGGTTATTAGCTGGCGATTATTCCACTTTTGTCTTTCATAAGGAGATTAAAAATGGAGTGGTTTAAAGATAGAGAGTCAACCAGGCAATTGCCGCCTGAATGTATTGCTGACTGTTCAGGTAGTGGAGACGCTACCGAAGCAGTCGCATATTGGGTAAAGCATTTGGAGTTTGATGGCCCTAAAGATCTTTTTAAAGAATATTTAGAAGGCTATGGGGCTTGGGATGATGAACAGTTAAAAGACCACGATGAAAACAAAATGAGAGTTTTGTGGACCTGGGCTTGTCGTTGTTCAGAAGATCCTGGTTCTTATGACTATCTCTATTTACAAAGATGACATCCTGGAGCCCTTCTTATGTTGGGTTCCATGATGCCTTCAAAAAGCATCGTTCATTTTGTTTATTTAATTATGACTTCACTCGAAAGAAACAAGCTTGATGATTATTCATTAACTGTTGTTATTCCATTGTCTAAAGCATTATTTCTACATGATGGTGCTGGAAAAAATCAAACAGAAGAAGAATATAGGAAATGGGCAATAGATACAGCAAAGAATTTTGTTGATTATGCCGACAGTAATTTTGGGGTACTTACAGCAACAATAAACAAACCACTCTGATGACATCCTGGAGCCCTTCATTTGAGGGGTTCCATGATGCCTTCAAAAAGCATCAAACCACGACCTTTACTTTTTTACTCGTGAAAAAAGAACTAAAGCCAACGTCTTTAAGAGCTGATCTTTATGCTGCTTATTGTGAGCAGAGAACAGAGATCGAACTGTTAAAGACTGACCTGGCAGCAAAGAAAAATGCTGCAAAGTTCATTTCTTTTGACCAATATAAAGCCGACATATTGCAGCGTTGGGGGGTGCATGTTAAAGAAACAACATCCCTCGGTTGTGATATGACTAAAGCTTTTAAATGGTTAAAAGTACAGTTTATTTCTCTTAAGTCCCTTTCTTTAGGTGCTGAATGATGGCAAATAAACCTTTAACAGAAAAAGGATGGGAAGTACACGTAAAAAGAAGTACTTGCTATGGCAAAACAAAAAAAGAAGTACTTGAAAGAGCTGCTTCTCGCATCAAAGAATGTGAATCTGAAGGTTTATCCTGGGAATTGCATCACGTAGTAAGAACTTTAAGAACTAAGCCTTATCCAAAAGTGCTTATTATTGGTTCTACTGGAAAAGATGGAATTTCAAGACCACATGAAAATTGGATTGATAAATTTAATCAAATCAATTTAAGCCCAGGAAGCAGAAGAGGCCGCCTTCATTGGGTGGATTCTTCAGGTACTAGATCTGTTTTCTTTTATTCAAAAAACATTTCAAGTACTGCTGATTATGATGATGCGATTGATTTACCTGAAGCTATTCATAAAGAATTAGCAGTTTTTCTTAAAGAGAATAATGTTCCTATCCATCTTTTCTTATTACAAGAAGATCCAGGGATAGCGATATATTTACCTCAAGATAATAAGGAAAACCATTTCAGTTACAGACAAGAAAAGCCATTGGATTCTTTTTTGAAGGTGAAAAAATGACCCGTCAATTCAACACCGATATGGAACGCGATATAAATCGCATTGCCATTGCTACTGAGAAGATACTTAAACTTCTCAAGGAGCTAAAGGAGGAAAAGAAATGATTTTCTCAGAAAAACTGACAAAAAGAGAATCCGAAGTTCTTGGACGCACTGTTTCAAAACTAATAGAAGATGCTCATGTCAGTAAAGACAAGCTTTTTCTCTTAAAAAGCTATAAAAATCTACTTCAAACCGCTATTACAAAAATAGAAAAATGAACGCAGGTCTAGTGATCGGAGCCCTCTTTATTGGGGGCTTTTTTCTTATCGGTTCCTGCTTTAAAGGTAATGAACCACCTGAGTCGAAAAG